GGCAAAGCAACACGCAGTGAGTTTTGGGCAGTGAATCTCATTGTCATTTTCGGTGGGTGGATTGCATTGATGGGTGCACTTGTGTTTTCTGCAGGTATTGCTTTGGCATCAGAACTCGTTGGTGGTTTCTTTGTCTTGAGTTCTTTTGCTGCATGGTTCATTGGTTGCTTGTGGTTGATCCTCGCTGTTGGTGTGCGTCGTTGTCGCGATGCAGGCATCAGTCCGTTTTGGGTGATCCCACTTGTGTTGCCAATCCTGTTTGTAATCATGACAATTATCTTCGGGGTGTTGCCGACAGAGAAACAAGACAGCAGCGTAGCATAGCGACTAATGCGCCTCCTTCATACGGAGATTATCGTCGGTTTGAGTCCGACCGCTGCTACCATGTTGCGGTGGCTGAAAAGTGAGGCGAGAGTCTGCAAAACTCTTCTATGCTGGTGCGAGTCCAGTCCGCAACTCCAGTTTCGGGACAATGGCACAGTTGGTTAGCGCAGACGCTTGATAAGCGTCAGGTCGTAGGTTCAAGTCCTACTTGTCCCACCATTTTTTTGCGGGATTAACTCAGATGGTAGAGTGTCTGCTTTACACGCAGAATGTCGGCGGTTCGATCCCGTCATCCCGCACCAGTTTTGCGGTCGTAGCACAATCGGATAGTGCAAGAGATTTCTAATCTCTAGGTTGGGGGTTCGAGTCCCTCCGATCGCGCCAGATTGGGACTATAGCATAATTGGTTAATGCAGCAAACTCATAATTTGTTGATTCTTGGTTCAAGTCCCATCCGAGTCGCCAGTTGGAGTGATTATGAAAAAGTATATTCATGTCAATCAGCATGTAATTAGATCAAATAAAAAGAACAATGAGAACAATCCTGTGCTTACTATCAAAGAAGGCAGGAAGAATACCTATTGTCATCGTGTAAAGATTCATGGTCCGAGTGAAGTTGTGTATTCAGGAAATGAGAAAACACTCTTGCCTTGTGGCGCAAGAGTTGCTGTAGTAACTGAGAGTGAGATTGAAATTATAGAATGACGGGACTATAGCATAACGGTTAATGCAGAGGACTCATAATCCTTTGAGTCTAGGTTCAAATCCTAGTGGTCCCACCAGATATATAAGAGTATGAGTATGTTAAATCAAATTCTTGAATTCTTAAACCCAAAAGTTGTTCGCAATACAACTCCTGATAAACTTGTGGAAAATCGACCGCAAGTTCTCAAGCCTACACATGAGATCTATAAAGACAATAAGAAAGAATGGCGTTGGCGTATCACTGCACGCAATGGTGATATTATCGCTGCTTCTTGCGAAGGATATAAGAATAAGGTTGACGCAGAAAAGAATTTAAGGTATATTACTAATCTAAGAATCGGACAGTAGCACAGCCTGGTAGTGCATCTGCTTTGGGAGCAGAGGGTCGGAGGTTCGAATCCTCTCTGTCCGACCAATTTTATAACTGGAGATTGTTATGGCAAATCATGTGAATACTTCGGTTCGTTTCGAGAAACTCAACGATGCTGGTAAAGCAAAGTTGCAAGAACTATACTCGCGCGTTCGACCAGAAGATAAAGGCTATGAGTGGTTCAGTGACATCTTCGGTCTTGATCCAGAAATCACCAAATTGTATGAATGGAATTTAGAAAACGTTGGTCCGAAGTGGTGTTACTTCGAAGATCGCGGTGAAGATTATTTCAGTACAATCTCTGCATGGAGTTTTCCACAAGCAGGTTTAGAATGGCTCTTTGAGCAGATTGCTTCTGTTGATCCTGATTTCGTCGCCTCTATCTTTTATCAAGACGAAATGCCAAACTTTTTTGGTGTTTATGTCTACAATAAAGATGGTATGATTGATGGATGTGAGTGGGGTGAAGAAGGTGAGATCGAAGAGATGATGCATGAAATGGTTCCATCACTCCGCGAACTTGATCAAGAAGAACAGAGCCAAGTTTATTCCGATATTTGGTGCGAACATATCTGGGAACTTGTTGAAGACAAACAGCAGCAAGTGTATAACGATATTATGGAACACATAAAGAATCGCGAATAAGTATTTGCGACTGTGGCGAAATCGGTATCCGCAGCAGACTTAAAATCTGCCTCCGTTAGGAATGTCGGTTCGAGTCCGACCAGTCGCACCAGAAATGCGGTGTTGGCATATTGGTTGTGTCCCAGCCTTCCAAGCTGGTTAAGCGAGTTCGATTCTCGCACACCGCTCCAATTTCGGAGTTTTTAAATGTTCGATCATTTAAGAGTTGATGAAGAAAAACAGAAAGAAAGATTACAGATTTGTGCTAAATGCGAACACAACAAACTCAATGTTTGTAGAAAGTGTGGTTGTATTCTTAAACTTAAAACACAATGGGCGAATACAAAGTGCCCTGTTGGGAAATGGGGCAAAGTTCCGTGAATTGTAATTTCTTGTATGATTCAAATTACATCAATGCAAGAAATAATGGCGACTACTATCATTTTGGAGTAGTTCCCGTTCCACTTCCAACGTGGGATCATGTTCTTGATGAATTCGACCGAGAAATGAAGATCCAGTCTGAAACTGGAGACAACGAAATTGTCAAACACTTCAGCAATTATTCAATTGTCATACATCAGGCTGCAGGAATTCATCCTGTTGTTTTTGATTTCCTAAAAGAAATTTCAAAAAGTTACAATTCTTTTAAAAAGAATCAGAACTATACTGCACTTGGCTATATAAGTTTATCTGCACTTTCTCATACATATGGTCGACACAACGATGTAATGGATGTTTGGTGTTGGAATATTCTAGGTGGCACTCAATGGAAGGTTGAGGGTCGAAAAAGAGATTTTGAAAAGGTATTAGAACCAGGTGAATTGATTTATGTTCCGCGTGGAATGTGGCATGATACAAAGCCAATTGGTCCACGAGTGAACATTTCATTTGGTTCTGAGGATCTGCGGTGATATATGTCCATTAAAGCCAAATTTGCTGCAACTAAAATTAAAAGAATGCAACTCGATCCATTTGGTTACTGTAATGCCAAATGTTGGTTTTGTCCAGTTCGTTATTTCCCACAACCAGAAGAAGGTGCTGGGAATATCTCTCTCGATCTGGTTGAGAAGATATTCGCTGACATAACAGCAGAAAAAAATGTTCTGCGTGGGATTGTCGATCCAAACTTCAATCTAGTCACTCTATCTCATTACAATGAGATGTTGTTGTATAAAGATTTCGATAAACTCTTAGATCTATTAAGAAAATATAAATTCACAACTTATGTTTTAAGTAACGGAGTTTCGTTGCTCAAAAATCGAGTTGATTTGATTAAAGAATATCCAGATGTTGTAACTCACGTTGGATTGAACGTTCCTGCATTTGAAAAGGAACTTTGGGCTAAAAGATCTGGATTCTCCGAAGACCAGTTTGAGCGTATGATTGGCAATCTAACATATGCTGGTGAGCAATTGAGTTATCTGAAAGGTGAACTTTCAATTGGCATCAATGGGCTTGACACTAATCCTGTTAATGGTGGATATATTTCTTTAGGTCCAGATTTTAACTCGCTTGATTATAATCTAGATCCAAGAACTGGCGAGCATGAAACACAATTCCAAATTGCCAGGAAACTCTTTCCAATGTATACTATTCGTAAAGATGCATTGTATGATAGAGTTGGTTCTATTTCTAATTTGATCTCAAATCAACCACACATGCAAAGGAAACTGCAAGCAAATCAAAGAGTTGTTGGTTGCACCAATTGGGGTGATCGCACAACTGAATGGATTAATGTGAATTCTGCAGGAAGTGTTTTCTTGTGCTGTAATGATTATAATTTCGAATACAAATTTGGCGACTTCAATACTCAAACTCTGCGGGAAATGTGGTTTAGTGACCTTCACGCAGAGGTTGTGGAAAAGGCATATGGGAGCATATGCACAAGATGCCTCACTGCAAAGGTGGTTTAATTTAAAACGCGGATGTAACTCAGTTGGTAGAGTGCAACCTTGCCAAGGTTGATGTCGAGAGTTCGAATCTCTTCATCCGCTCCAATTTATTATGACACTAGATCAATTCAATAGCATTTTCCCTTTTATCGCCTGCACTTCTCACATTCTCAATATTCGAAAGTTGTTGCGAGATAAAGAAGTGCGCGGTGTGCATTGGGCTGCACCACTGATCACCTATCTTGGGCAAGTCTCTGGAATCTATTTCATGTATACTCTAGGTCAATGGTATACAATGGCTGGCGGTGCAACGTTCTTTGCATTGAGTTTCACTTGGTATTGTATGATGATTTACTATAATTATTTTTATGAGCGAAAAACCTAAACATTTAAGATTTGAAGATCTTCAGCCGCATGTAGAGATGCTTTGTGATGCGATTGAGAATAAGGGAGCCTCCTCTTCTGGTATTCCCCACAACGCATACGAATGTGCTAATCTATATAGAGAACTGTTAACAAAAGCAAGAGCCAAGAGTGTTGAGTACAATACTCTTTCGTTTGCACTTTACGAAACGAAACTCTACTTGATCAAGATTGCTGGATGTCAACACTATCGTTTAGAGAAACTTGCTGATGCCCTTGACATTTTTATCAAGAAAGAATATAATAAACAAGTTGGTGACAAATGAGATTCTTAACAAGGAAATTGGTTCAACCTCAAGACTTGAACGTTCGCGGAACACTGTTTGGTGGTCGCTTGCTGGCTTGGGTTGACGAAGAGGCTGCAATTTTTGCTGGTGTTGAAACTAGGCACAATAAGGTTGTAACGAAAAGTATTTCAGCAATCAACTTTATTGCGCCAGCATTTCAAGGTGACATTATTGAGATCGGTGTGGCGCTGAAGCGTGTGGGTAACTCTAGTATTACATTAGAAGTACAAGTTCGCAATCTAGTCACACAAAAGGTTATTGTAAATATTGATGAAATGGTTTTTGTTTGTGTCGATGAAAATGGGAAACCAATTCGACACAGTTTGAGGAAATAACTGGATCAGTGGCAGAGCGGTTGATCGCAACAGTCTTGAAAACTGTCGTTCCTTCACGGGAACCGTAGGTTCGAATCCTACCTGATCCGCCAAAATTTGTTTTATGCCCAGATGGTGGAATGGTATACACGGTGGTCTTAGAAGCCACTGCCGAAAGGCATGGAGGTTCGAGTCCTCTTCTGGGCACCAAATTGGAGATATGATATGAGTTACACAGTTGGTATTGTCGGCAAAGGATTTGTCGGCGGCGCAATGTATGAAAACTTTAAAGATGTTTTCAATGTTCTTGTTTGGGATACAGATGAGACAAAGCGTAATGTGAATACATTTCAAGAATTTGTAAAAACATCTGACATCATTTTCATTTGTGTTCCGACTCCGATGAAAGAATCTGGTGAGTGCGATATTTCAATTGTGTCATCTGTAATCGATGATATTGCTCAGATTGATCGACAAAAATATATCGTAATCAAGTCAACGGTGACTCCAGGAACAACTAAGCGTTTGGCTGAAGGCTTTAGAATGACGATTGCATTCAATCCAGAGTTCTTGACAGAGGCAAATGCAATTAATGATTTCCGTCGTCAGCCATTGATTATTGTTGGTGCGGATGATCCTGGTATCGCAACTGTATTAACGATGTTGTATTACGAATTCAACACAAAGGTCGATAACGTTGCTCATGTTATTCAGAGAACAACCATAGAAGCCGAATTGTTCAAGTATCTTGCGAATTGCTTCTTGGCAACGAAAGTCATCTTTGCAAATGAATTTAAAGCATTGTGCGATAAAGTCGATGTTGACTATGGTAAGATTGCCGAAATCGCAGTGTTGGATAAACGTCTTGGACATACACACTGGCGTGTTCCTGGACCAGATGGAAAGTATGGATTTGGTGGATCTTGTTTCCCTAAAGACTCATCAGCATTGCTCGCATTTGCTGCAGAGCATGGAGCCGAGTTATGGTTGTTGACTGAAGCAACTTATATCAACGACGATGCGCGTGACGGAAATCTTTTTAATAAACTTGAAATTGTGGAAGATAAATAATACATTATGAGTTTAGTATTAGTTGTAGACAAAGGTGGAATGCCCAAAGACTGGGTGAACTTCGAAATGGCGGCATGTTATTACGCCAAGAATAAAGTTCTCTGGGAATTGGGTGAGAAGATGAAGACCATGTTCGGTGGACACAATGAACATGGAGAACAGTCACGCATTGACATCTCATGCATCATCGGCGTAAATGGTCCATTGCTCGGTGATAAGTTTTACAGCCAGCAAACTAAATTCGCTGATCGTATGACATTGTATGCTCGCGACTGGCACATCTGCGCATATTGCGGAGAAGAGTTTTCAACAAGCCAGTTGACGATTGACCACGTTCATCCAAAGTCTCGTGGTGGAACAAATCAGTGGACTAATTGCGTCACTGCTTGTCGTCCATGCAATCATCGCAAGGGTGATCGTACACCAGAAGAAGCAAAGATGCATTTGATCTATGTGCCTTATGCTCCGACTGTACATGAGAGAATTCTATTAAAGAATCGTAAAGTGCTTGCTGATCAAATGGATTATCTAAAAGCGAGCATCCCTAAAAATTCTAGAGTATGGAGAATGGAATCATGAGCACTGGTGGAAAGGGAAGCAAACCAAGACCATTGAGTGTCCCACGCAAACAGTTTGATGATAACTGGGAGCGCATCTTCGGAAAGAAGAAAAAAGAGGATCAACAAAAAACTGCGGGGTAGACTAGCGGTCAAGTCACCAGACTCATAATCTGGTTTTCGTAGGTTCGAATCCTGCCCCCGCTACCATTTTGGAGTTGTTATGAACGACGATAATAAAGTGAAGTTTAAGTTAGAGAATGTGAAGATTTATGAATCTCCAGACAAAGGCAAAACTGTCTTTGAAAGAGAATTCGGCGCAGATCCATCAACAAGAAGTGTTGTTAAGACATCTGTGCAGCAGCAATGGAATATCACATTTAATGGGAAGAAGGTAGATTTGTGAGAATATTGTTTCACTGCGAACAATTAAACTATCGCGGAACAACAAATTCAACTTATGATTACGCCCATTACAATCAAGAGATTCTCGGGAATGAAAGCGTAATTGCATATTCTAACAAAGGTCCAGCGGGTAAAGACACTGGCTCTGTTTCTGCAGTTATTGATAAATTTAAATCTAAATTTCAAACTCTGGAATATGAATCAGAGTCTGATCTAAACAACATTGCATCGAAGTTTGATTTCTGTTACAGCCAACGTGCTGGTCTGAAAGTGAACATGACTACTAAAATTCCATTACCGATTGTTAACACAACGCGGTTTGGAGTGCACTGTGTTTTTCAATACTACGATCCGCATGGAGATGTTTACGCATATATCTCTGATTGGCTTTCTGAGAGTGTTGCGAAAAGTTACAATCAACCAATCTGCCCATTTGTCCCATATGTTGTGGATCTTCCGCAACCAAACTTCGATGTTCGCAAAGCAATTGGAATTCCAAATGACAAACTTGTCTTTGGAAGACACGGTGGATTTAAAACATTCGACATTCCATTTGTAAAGGACACAATTCGAAAGATCGTCAGCGAACGCGATGACATTGTGTTCTTGTTTTTAAACACCGAACATTTCATCAATCATCCGAATGTAATATTCATTGATCCAATCTTCGACCGACAATTGATTTCCAACTTCATTAATGCGTGTGACGCGATGTTACATGCTCGAGATCTTGGTGAATCATTCGGATCAGCAATTGCAGAATTTCTATTTCACGACAAACCAGTTCTTGCATGGGATGGTGGGTTTGATCGGAATCATGTTCAGATGCTTTCTGGATATAATTCTCTTTATGGTGAAAATGGAGATGATGAAAATGAGTGTTACGATATGATCGTGAACTTTCGAGATCGACCGAAACAGGACTTTCGGAAAATCGTCGAACCATACACTCCGAAGAATGTCATGAGCGCATTTCAGAATGTGTTCTTGGGGACTGCCCCTCTCTGAGGCTATTCGAGCCGTTTTCTCCCCCTCCCCTCCCCTTTCCCTAGCCTAAAACAGCCCTCCTCTCCAGCCCTCTCGCTCGGTTTTACGGGGGTCTCGTAAGTTATTGATTTTATTCACTTTTTTAATCTTGTTCTTTTAGGGGTTTTCGGCGATAATATATCTATGGGTTGAGGAAATTGGTCCCCAACCCGAAAGAAGGAAGGAATAGAAAATGGGAATCAGTTTAAAGCAGCGCCGTGAGATGGTTAAGATCGAGCGCGACGTTATTCGTAACCTGCGTGACGACCAAATGCGGATTCGCGCCGCGATCAAGCAGTCGCGTCTGAACATCAAGATGCACCAAGAAGTGCTTGTGGATGAGCGTAAGTTTGCGCGAATCGTGAAGGAAGACCAGCGCGCTCTGCGTGCTAAGAAACGAGCCGAGAATCGTGCTGCTCGAATCGCGAAGATGGAAGTCCGTCTCGCTGCTCTAAAGGCTCGAGCGTAAGTTGTTGATTTGACTAGAGTTTTTTCTCTTGTCTCTTCTTCTTGAATATAGGATAATAATTGTATGGTGAATAAAACACAAACCCAAGCCGCTCTGGGCAATGCGCGGTCGGAACTCAAGGACACTCTTGAGCGTGTTAAGGAACTGCGAGTCAAGGTGAAGAATCTTCGACTCGACGCTGTCGCTGAACGGGCACTAAATCGTTCTGCTCGTGTCGCTGAACGCGAGGAGCGAAAGGTTGCTCGTGAGCAGAAGCGTGCAGCGAAGATTGCTGCGATGGAGCAGCGTCTTGCTGATCTGCGTCTGCGAGCGAATGCGCCGAAGCAGATTCGCAAGAACTATCGTAAGGCGAGTGATGTGAAGGTCTGGTCTCCTGAAGAAATTGCTGCTCTGAATACCGAGCGAGGTGCTGTCTAATGACTACTGCTAATCCCCTTACACTGGCAAGTGCCAGTGACATCAAGACTCTGGTCTCGACTGGTGTTGCGACTCATGCTGATGCGATTGTTCGTGTCGATGCTGTGCTGACTCGCAAGAGTCTGACTGATGGTAAGAAGGCGCGATGGACTCGTCTGCGCGAATGGCTTGTGCGTGAACAGGCTCAACTTGATTGTGTTAATTCTTAATTGATAGAGGTATTTTGTTATGAAGTCTATGTCGAAGTTTGATCTTGCTCTTGAGCGAGTTCTTGAGCGTAAGGTTGATGAGTATTTTGGCTCGTTGCTTGAGTTGAATCGTGGTCCAGTTTTGCAGGTTCATGCAGCAGTGACACGAAATGGTCTCACAAAGGCTGTTCGCAAGACCAAGCGCAGTCAACTTGCTGATATGAAGCGTGGTGAAGAATATTTCTTCCCTGTGCCGAAGGGTGTTGATGTTGGTCGATGGACTGACCGATGGTCTTCAGCCATCGACTCGATGCAAAAGAAAACTGGATTTAAGTGGACGACGCATCGAGATCGAGAAAACGGTGGAGCAGTGATTGTTCGCACTCGTTAATTCTTGCTGGTTTACTTTTGCGATTGTTTATAGTATAATGTTCTTGTCCGTTGTTAATTTGGAGATTTTTTATTATGTCTAATCCTAGCAGAAAGATGATTGAAGTTTATGAGATGCTGAAAGACGGCAAGCCGTTCAAGTTCGAGACTCTTGTCTCGCGTCTTGGATGCAAGCCTGTCTCGGCGATGGTTCTGATTTGTGCTCTGAAGCGAGACTTCAATGCAGATATCGAAACCATTCGTGATGGTCGTAAGGTGGATTGCTATCAACTTCACAATGCTGGCGATATCGGCAGCAAGATGGTTGGTAAGGCGAAGGCTACCAAGACCAAAGCATCGAAGGTTGCGAAGGTTGCGGTCTTAAAGACCAAGGCTGTCGTAAGTAAGCCGAAGGCTGCTGTTGTTGATGATGGTTCGGTTGCGACTCTTGATGTTCAAGAGATTGATAATGATGCTGAACTTGAGTCACTGAAGGCAGAGTTGGGTCTGTCGGAATCTTATTCGGAGTAAGATTCTAACGGTGGGGCGAGGTAACACTCGCCCCCTTTCTCGGAGTCGTGTGTCTCGTTCTCCGAGAAATCTTTAGAGACATTTAAATTCAAAACATACGAAAGAGGTATATGTTATGGCTATGCAATTAGTTCCTGTTCTATTCAAGCACGCAGAATTCGCTGAAACCAAACCCAGCATTGCGCTTGATAACTCATTTAATGTCGGTTCGACCAACGAAGGTCGATGGGCGAAACCATTGATGACTTCTTATATGGAGTCTGTTCTCTATGGCATGGCAGTCCACCCGATTGTAATTCTCGATCTAGACTCCTGTTTAAAGAATTGCGTCGAAGAATCCAACGATTGGAAATATTTTAAGCAATGGATTGACAAAGACTTCAAGTATCTGGCAATCGATGGCAACAATCGTTCCATCACCATCCATAAGTTTTATCAACAAGAAAATGTCTGGTTGATTCCTCGTAAACCATATGCAATTCAGATTGATGATGGCAGCACACAGACATTCACAGTCGATAAAGATTCGAACACATACAGTAAACTGCCGAAAATTCTAAAGAAGAAATTCGATGATGCGCAGATGACTGTGCATGTGGTCAAGAAAGCAACTCGTGCAGAGATCACTGACCTATTTTTGCGATTGAATAGTGGTATGCCACTCAATGCGCAAGAAAAACGAAATGCAATGCTGACTCGTATGGCTGAATTGGTTCGAACTATCTCAGACAAATATCGCAGCAATGTTGGTTTGCAAGTTGTGAGCCCAAAAGCAATCATTCGTCTTGCCTGGGACGAACTGGTGGCGTCGTGCATTGTGTACTACACACACCAGAATAAAAAAGTCACCATCAATACTGATGTTCTTGATATGGCATATTTCGACAACAGTAAGGAATCATTGATTCTTGATGATGTTGCTGCTGTGCTGGAAGATGCATTCTCGATTCCAGCCAAAGATGGGACACTGTTCAAGATAAACAAGTTTGCCAAGTTTAATTTTATGAACTGGTTTATTCTTGTTTGTTACCTTACTCGCAACAACTATAAGATTAAGAACGGTCAAGAATTGCTACGATGGTTTGTTGAAACAGAACGTTTACGTTTGTTGAGTCAGGATGTTGTCTGGACTAACAAACAGGGGTATACTAAAGTCTATAGTGAGATGAATCTTGACGATGCCATCAAACTCGAAATTCGAGAAGCATGCATCATTGAAGATTTCGAAAATTCTGATCTTTTGCATGAAAGTATTGTTGTCCCGATCGCATCGATGCGTATCTTCACAGATGCTCAACGATTCGAAATCTGGCAGCGTCAGAACGGTAAGTGTCCGTTGTCTGGAAAAGAAATTCCGATCCACGAAGTTCTTGATGCAAGCAAATGGCAAGCCGACCACATTATTGAACATTCAGTTGGCGGTGATACTAGTATTGATAATGGTCAGTTGGTTTGCGTTGAAGCGCACAAACAAAAGACTAAACAATTTATGCATAATCGCAAGAAGGTGAAGTGATGACTACGATTAATACAAGTGATGATGAATTGCTCGCGATTGAAATTGCGTATGGTGAACTCACGCGCAAGTTTGCAGAGCAGGGAATAAGTCCGTTTGCTTGTGCTGCAATCATGACCAAGATCGCGTTTATGATTTACAAGACTTCATTGAACGCTGAAGATTATGATACAATGATCAATGAAATCTCTGACAATCGAGATAAGATCAAGTCGTTTGAAGAATATGGAAGCGCGGAGAGATTAAATTGATAAATCGTCAATGGCGTCTTGCTGATAAAAACAATCATTACTATCATCAATCTCATAATGGATTGATAGTTGGTCATGCGTACAACGTTGTTCATACGATTGTTTGGGGTGCAAAAATTCCAATCAATGCTGCTGAAGAATTGATCCTCGGTCAGTATGTTGAACTTGAATATGCCAAACGTGCGATTGAAGAATATTGGGAAACAAAAGATCGAACTTTAGAGGTGGTACATGAACATCTTTTATCTCAATCGTGATACGAAAATCTGCGCTCGAGAACATTGCGACAAACATGTTGTCAAGATGATTGTTGAGTATGCGCAATTGCTTTCAACGGCGCATCGTATTCTTGATGGCAATCAGTATTTCGATAAGAGTAAGACTGGTCGCAAGATACATCGATGGAAGTTGGATCAGTACCGCGAAGATAAACTCTATCATGCGGTGAGTTGGAATCATCCTTCTGCTATTTGGGCGCGTGAGTCTTTCGACCACTATCAGTGGCTCTGGAATCTAGCGAATGAACTTTGTCAAGAGTATCGCCATCGCTATGGTGGAGCAGACGACAAGCAGCATAAGTCGTCGTTGGTGATACAGAAACTGAGTTTTGCTCCCGATAATATTTCTCGAACTGGGATATTCTCTGAGCCTCCGCAAGCCATGCCAGAGGACGTAAAGGTTCCTGGCGATTCGATAACTGCATATCATAATTACTATCGTGTCTACAAGAAAAGATTTGCGACTTGGAAGAACCGAGAGATTCCGAACTGGTATAAATAAGAGGCAATGAAGAAATTCCTCGACTTTCTACAAGAAGAAATCTCTTACAATAAAGGTCTACATGTATTCGATGTGGACGATACATTATTCCACACGACTGCCAAGATCCGTGTGATGAAGGGAAAGAAACAAATTGCTTCTCTTTCCAACTCAGAATATAACACACACAAACTTCCAGACGGTCATCATTACGATTATTCAGAGTTTCGTTCTGCAGAGAAGTTCGATACTGAATCAAAACCAAATCAGCGTATGATTCAGAAGATGAAGAATCTTCACACCAAGACAAAGGCTGCTGGCGGGAAAGTGATTATTAATACTGCTCGCTCCGATTTCGATGATAAGGATCGTTTCTTGGGTGCATTTAGAAAGCGTGGAGTCGATATCGATGACATCCATGTTCATCGCGCAGGAAACATGAAGGGTGAAGGCACTGTTGCGCAAAAGAAAACCGCCATCATTCGAAATCAAATAGATAAAGGTGACTACTCGCATGTTTCATTATATGATGACAGCGAGCACAACTTGCAGCATTTCTTAAAGTTGAAGGATGAATATCCTAACATTAAGTTCAATGCGCATCATGTTAAGCCAGATGGGAAATCAAAACGTTACACTGGGTGAATTATGCCTGTTTATGAATTTTTGAATACGAAAACAAAAGCAATTGAAGAACATACAATGTCTGTTACTGTCTATGATCAATTCAAGGCAGATAATCCGCATCTAGAAAGATATTACAGCGACGCACCAATGTTCAGTTACAGTGGAACTGGTGACTTGGCTGGAAAGAAAACAGACAATACTTGGAAAGAAGTTATGCATAAGATTGCAGAACAGAATCCGAGAAGCCAACTTGCAGATAACGTCTTAAGAAAAAGCGCAAAACGAATTAAGACAGATCAGGTTTTAGAAAAGCATCGTAAAAAGCAAGCCGTTGCATCAGCAGGGAAGTGAGGGGCTTTGAGCAAGAAGAAAATCTCTAATACTGTTATTGAATTCAGTGAAGGGGTCGTTGAGAAAAAACCTCAACGAATTAAAGCAACCGAACTCAAGCAGTTCGAACCACTGACAGAGAATCAGGCAAAGTTCTTTGAGGGATACAAACGTGGTGATTACTTCACCATGCTTTGTGGTTCAGCAGGAACTGGTAAGTCATTCATTGCCTGTTATCAAGCCATTCAAGAAGTGCTTGATAAGACATCCTCGTTTCATCGAGTTGTCATTGTACGCTCTGCTGTTCAGTCTCGTGATCTAGGATTCACTCCAGGATCTGTCGAAGACAAGATGAGTTTGTATGAACAACCATACATGCAAATATTTCATACGCTGTTTGGTCGTCGCGATTCATATGAGGCATTGAAAGAATGCGGACGCATTGAGTTTATCTCGACTAGTTTCATTCGTGGTATGAGTTTCGATGATGCGATTATCGTGGTTGATGAATGTCAGAATATGACATTCGAAGAACTATCAACAATCATGACTCGTGTTGGATATCGCTCCAAGATTATCTTCTGTGGTGACTACAAGCAAACTGACTTGTATCGCAATAACAAAGACAAGTCTGGAATGAAGAAGTTCCACGAGATCGCGAAGATGATGCCATCGTTTACCAATATTGAGTTTACGACAGACGATATCGTTCGCAGCAGCCTTGTTAAGGACTTTCTAATTGCTGTTGAGAAATACGAGAAACAAGAGAATAGTTGACATTTACTTGATAATGCTATAGAATAGACTATGTCGGTTTTGATTGAGATACTCCATTATGTTTAACCATATTCGTCATGATTTCCCAAAACTCTTGCAAGAGAATGTCGATGGCACTCGATGCTATGTCACTCCTACTGGTGAGAAGTATCCGTCTGTCACTACTGTTCTTTCTGATTATGGGAAAGAAGGTATTATGGAATGGCGCAAGAGAGTTGGTGAAGCCAAAGCCAATGAGATCTCTCGCAAAGCCACCACTCGCGGAACTGGTGTCCATAAAGCACTAGAAATGTATCTCAAGAATGAGGATATATCTTCTCTCGAGATGCTTCCAAATGTTAAGTCTTTGTTCGTTCGAATGAAGCAAGAAATAGATGCGAAGGTGAATAATATTCACTGTCTCGAAGATCGTCTATTCTCCCATGAACTTGGTCTTGCTGGAACTGTAGATTGTATCGCCGAACATAATGGTGTTCTGTCTGTAATTGATTTTAAGACTTCTGTTCGTCTCAAAAAGAAAGAGAACATTGGAAACTACTTTATGCAAGCCGCTGCTTATCGCCAGATGTTTCATGAGATGACTGGACTTGATCCAAAGCAGGTCATTATTCTCATCGGTGTCGACACTGCGAACTTTTGCCAAACTCTTGTGGTGAAAGAAGATGAACTAGAGGTTCATCGACAAGAACTCCTAAAGTATATCGTTGCATATAAGAACAAGAATAATTTGCTTCTTGCCTAAAAGTGCGCTATAATATTCTCATATTATGGAGGTTGTGAACATGGATCTACCCATTAATGAATATGAACTTCGTGTGATCATCGAAGCACTTCAGCGTGATGGTCGTTGGGAATTGCGCGATCGACTTCTTCTTGTCTCTGAATTGATGGCTGAAGGTAAGCCATACAAGAAGATTCTCCGCGAAGAATATAACATCGTCGCCTGATAGCCTCTATCAATTATTTCCATAAAATTAATTTATCGCTCAAAAAGCGATTCAGGGTATCTCTTTGCATATATACCCTTGTGTATAGGTTTCGTATAGGTTTTGGTTATACAGGAGTTTGAAAATGAAGACAGTTGGAGATAAAGTAAAGAATTTCGCAGTAACTGGAGTCAAGCCAGAAGCATTGACTCCAGATAACGCATTTGAAACAATTACAGATCTTTCTTTTGAAGGTAAGTGGAAGGTTATCGTATTCTATCCAAAGGACTTCACATTTGTTTGCCCAACAGAAATCGTTGCCTATGACAAATTGAACAAAGATTTTGCTGACCGCGATGCGGTTCTTTTGATTGGTTCAACAGATAACGAATTCTGTAAGTTGGCATGGAAGAATTCTCACGAAGATCTCAAGAAAACAACTTGCTGGTTCTTTGCTGATACAGCACGCGATCTTGAAGATGTATGGGATGAAGACACACAAAGCCTCGTTCAGCAACTCGGTGTATTCTATAAGCCAGCAGGTGCTGCGCTTCGCGCAACGTTTATCGTTGATCCAAATAATCAAATTCAGCATGTGACTGTGAATAATCTAAACGTCGGACGCAATCCAGAGGAAACACTTCGTATCCTCGATGCTTTGCAGACGGGCGAACTTTGCCAGTGCAATCGTCAGGTTGGTGAAGCAACTCTCTCAAAATAAAGGAAAACTTAAATGAAGAAATTAATCATTGGATTGATTATGTTATCTGCGCCAGCAATGGCTCAAGACCGTGTGACGCAGTATGACTTTGACAAGGATGGCAAAGTTTCTTTTGAAGATGTAAATCGTTATTGCACCGTGTCAAGCGCATTGTTTGAAAGAGCAGACAAGAACTCAGATGGCTTCTTGAATAATTCAGAAATGCGTACATCAAAAGCCTATTTGTTCTCACGCTGCGCGGAAGTACCAAAGAACGGATAATATATGGCACAAGAAGTCGAACATATTTGTATAATTTGTGGTTGGAAGTATGACGGCAGATATGGGAAATGGGAAGATCTTCCAGATGACTTCGAATGTCCAGATTGTCGAGCAGAAAAAGATTTATTCGAAGAAATAAGTAAAGAGGATGAAGAATGATTTGGGTTGATACAATCAAAGATGCTCTACCAGAGTATGCGAAAGATGTGAAGTTGAACCTTGATGCAGTTCTTTTGCGCAGTTCTCTTCATCCTGTGATTGCACACGGATGTGCAGTTGCTGCTGCGATGGCTACAGGCAACGGGAAGTTGCTGTCCGTTATCGAACTAGCAATGGAAGATGATGCTGAGTGTAATGCAGCATTGATAGCAGCAACTATCATGGCTCAAAATAATGTTTGGTATCCTTATGTTGAAATGGCGGATGATCCTGCACTGAAGGGACTTCCTGCAGGACTCCGCATGAATGGGATTGTAAATCATGGTGGCGTTTCAAAAATTAATTTTGAGTCATATTCTCTCGCTGCATCGATTGTTGGCAAATGTCACTTCTGCGTCAAAGCCCATTATGATACTTTAAAGAAAGAAGGAATGACTGTTGAGCGACTTCGCGATATCGGTCGCATTGCTGCAGTCATTAACTCAGTCGCAAAAGTTCTAAATGAATAAATATTATTAATGGTTGTAAACTGACAATTAAAAGTGTTCTGGACTCGGGTTCGACCCCCGACATCTCCACCAAATGCCCATCACCTCTGCATCAATGTACGTGGTGGCTATCTTATGGGGATGAATTTGGCTTCGACAGGGCAAGTAATAACCTGACAGCAACCAGTGAGGCGACTGACTTAATCAGCGCAAAAACAGTAAATGCAAACGATGATTCATTTACACCTATGGCTCTCGCTGCCTAATAAGCACATTGAGCACAAAGAGTTGACCGCTCGGTAACAGAAAGGTTTGGGTGGCGGGGAAACTCGCCACCCTCTTTTAAATTATGAATACAATATCATTTTTATTTGCACATAACAAATCTGATAAGTGGTCAACGCCACTCTCCATCGTAGATGAGTTTAAACGTCGTGGATGGAAAACATCAATCTACTCTTTGATTGATAAAGATCAGAACTACACTGATTCGAATCTCAGTCAGTTGTTCAAAACAAATCCAGATATAATTATGCACATGGATTGGGGTCGACACACGTCACCAATCTTATCGCAATTACGACCAACTGGCGCATATTGTGTGATGGAATCTGGCGACGACCCTCAACAATTTTATGAGAATGCTGTCAAAGCACCATACTTCGATTTAGTGTTGAGTCCAGATGCATCATGTGCAGGCAGATATCGAGGCGATGGATTTAATGCTTTTTGGTCTCCCCATTTTGCAGACACTCAAATATACAAGCCCCTCAAAAAGAAACCAAAGTATATGGGTGTCTGCTCAAGGGGAATGAATCGATATGCTCCAATCATTGATAGCATGGCAAAAAATTTGCCTCTTTATGTTATCAATAAAAATGGATGGGTTGGAAAGGAACATAATGAATTCTTGAACTCTGGTCGAATTGTATTACAGCAAAGCAAACATAAAGAAATCACTCGCAGAATTTTTGAAGGAATGGCTGCGGGTAGAATGGTACTGACAGATCGTTTGGGACCACAAACAAGAATAAATGAATTATTTGTTGAAAATCGTGATATTGTATATTATAATAATGAAGAAGACTGTATTGAAAAACTGCTTTACTATTGTAAGAATGACGAGGAGCGAGAACATATTGCAAAAAATGGTCGAGAAAGGGTTTTGGCAAATCATACAACTGCGCACCGAGTTGATTTCATAATCGCAATGTGGCAATTGCGCAAGAATCCTAAATAATAGACTTATTATATTATGAAAAGAACGTTGGTTCGCTGCAATAATGGAGGAAACTAACATGAATGCAGTCGATGTGTTAACACGCATAGAAAAATATTTTGATCGTAATCACAGTTTGTTCTGTATGTGGGGTGGGCTTTTTGCTTTAATATTCTTTGTTCTTTATGTGCCATTCAGTATGGTGAGCATAGTGCAGAATAAATTAGAAGCCCAGCAAACCGCTAATATTATCTTACAATCAGAACTTGAAACTCTAAATCATAAAGTTGAGTTTCTAAATCTCTCTTATGAAAAGAAACAATCAGTAATGAGAGAAGTCGAGTGCTTGGCTCGCAACATCTATTTCGAAGCAGGTGGTGAGCCTCGTGCTGGTAAGATTGCTGTTGCCGAAGTGACCATGAATCGCGTCAAGAGCAAGCAATATCCAAGAACAGTTTGCGGCGTTGTTCACCAAAAGTCCAAAGGCATTTGTCAATTCTCTTGGGTCTGTGAAGGCAAAACAAAAGTTCGTAAGAATACTGATGCTTGGCGTGATTCAGTTAAAATTGCTGAAAACATATTGATTTCTAAACACGAATACGGTATAATTGGATCTGCAAAACATTTTCATGCTGTATATGTAAATCCTAATTGGGCTGAAAACAAAAGGACGATCAAGAAAATTGGTCAGCATATTTTTTATCATTGAGGCTTTATGAGAATTATTGAAGATGTGAAACTGGACTATAAAGATGTCCTCATTATCCCGAAGCGTTCTAACCTTTCTTCAAGAAGCGAAGTAAATTTAGAAAGAACATTTACTTTTAGAAGTGGCAATAATTGGAAGGGTATTCCGATTATTGCTGCCAACATGGATAGTGTTGGCACCTTTGAGATGGATTTAGAGTTTGAAAAACATAAGTGTATGGTTGCTTTGACTAAACATTATAGCGAACCTGAACTAACCAGTCACTTTGCGCGGAGATTAGACAGTAGCATCTATTCTCTAGGCACTTCCAGCGAAGATTTAAAGAAATTCGATGAAGTGTATAAAGCAGTTCGAAATCAATACATGTATGTTTGTATTGATGTTGCTAATGGTTACACACAAGCCTTTGTAAATTTCGTTCGCCATTTCCGCGATCGTTATCCATATGTGGTACTCATGGCAGGTAATGTTGTCACACCAGAGATGACTGAGGAATTAATTCTCGGCGGTGTTGACATCGTGAAAGTTGGTATTGGTCCTGGTTCTGTTTGCACTACTCGCAAAAAGACAGGCGTCGGCTACCCGCAGTTGAGTGCAGTTATTGAGTGTGCGGATGCTGCTCATGGTCTCAGGGGTCATATTATAGCGGACGGAGGGTGTGCCGTTCCTGGAGACGTTGTGAAAGCATTTGCTGCGGGTGCCGACTTTGTGATGCTTGGTGGGATGCTGGCAGGTCACAAAGAAGGTGGTGCTTCGTCTTTTGGTGATAACAAATTTTACGGAATGAGTTCTGACACTGCAATGGATCTGCATAATGGTGGTGTTGCCAATTACAGAGCATCTGAAGGCAAGACTGTAGAGATTCCATATCGTGGAGAGGTGAAACGAACTATGCAAGATATTTTGGGTGGATTACGTTCGGCATGTACTTATGTGGGGGCAAGTGAATTGAAAGAGTTGAGTAAGCGCACAACGTTTGTTCGTGTGACTCAGCAGTTGAACAATTCCTTGAGTGAATATGAGATCTAATATGGCAACTCGCGAAGAAAAAAATAACTTCTCTATTATGATTATGGAAATGGCAGTAAAAGAAAGAATTGATCATATGGATGCAATCACAACTTACTGCGAAAGAAATAATCTTGAGATCGAAGTTGCTGCAACTCTTATCAATGAATCTTTGAAAAGCATCATTCATTGCGAAGCAATGGATTTGAGATATCTACCAAAGATTGGGAAATTGCCGATATGACTTGGCAGATTCTAATCTGGAATGTGTTTGTGTGGACATTCACTGGCATCATGATTTATGCGACAAAATCATCTCTTTGGTGGTTATTGCTTCCTGCATTCTTTACAGGAATGCAAAGCGCAAGTGACTTGGTGACGGCAGTGAACGAAGCAGAAAAGAATAAAGCAGAAGATGTGACCGAGATTGATGATGAGACGCAAGCAAAGATGCGCGCTCTACTAGAACAGTTTAAGCGAGGAAAAGTTTGAACGGTTACGATTTGTATTGCACTTATCAAGCCATCAAGTTACACTTCACCTCAGAGAATTATAACTTCTTCCATTATGATGGCAAGACTCGAGTATCAATAGATGCATTTCAAAAGCGTCGTGACAAATTTCTATTCCACCGTCTTGCGCGCAAGTATCGCGACGATGAGATGGTTCCATTTCTGGTTGCTAATTTTGTACACAGTGACGATAATTGGACCAAGTCATTGCTTGAAGACGAGGCTGAAGAAACTTATCGGGATTGGAAACGAACCACGGATTCGATGAGCAAGATTTATGTCGAGGATCTACAAAAGATTGCGACGAAAGAAACATTCAATGATTTATTTAAAGTCGAAGATGGGCAGTTTCCAAAACTGCTAGTCACATTTCTCCAAAAAGATGTTACGATTGAAACGATGGTTATCCTCAATAACATCTTCGACTTTATTCGAATTTGGGACAAGAAGATTTCAGATGATATCATCTACCCCAAAGTGTCAAGAAAGATTCGCAAATATGGAGCCTTTCTTGCAGTGAACGTCGACAAGTATAAACTTCTAACAAAAGAAACTTTACTTGCAGACTGAAATGATATATAATGATATGGTGATGAAGAAAGTGGACAAGTCGATATACAATTATACTACGCTATACGGAGAATACAAATGAGTCTATCAAATCTTAAGAACAAGAGTTCTTCTCTTGATAAGTTGAAAAAAGCAGTTGAACAATCTTCTGCTGGTAACGGTGGTGGCAAGAACGTTGATGAGCGTTTTTGGCAACCAGAAGTTGACGCCGCTGGCAACGGATATGCAGTTATCCGATTCCTCGATACACCAGCAGTCGACGGTGAAGATGGTCTTCCTTGGGTTCAAATCTGGTCGCACGGATTCCAAGGTCCAGGTGGTTGGTACATTGAGAATTCTCTCACAACTCTTGGCAAAACTGACCCCGTTTCTGAGTACAACACAGTTCTTTGGAATTCTGGCGTTGAAGCCAACAAGGAAATTGCTCGTAAGCAGAAGCGCAAGTTGACCTATATCGCAAACGTTCTTGTGATCTCTGACGCCAAGCGTCCGCAAAATGAGGGCAAGGTGTTCTTGTTCAAGTTCGGAAAGAAGATTTTCGATAAGATCAAGGAGCAACTTGAGCCGCAGTTTGCTGATGAAACTCCAATGAATCCTTTCGATTTTTGGAAGGGTGCAAACTTCAAGGTCAAGATTCGTAACGTCGAAGGCTATCGCAACTATGACAAGTCGGAGTTTGAGGCTCCTGCTGCATTGTTGAATGGTGATGATACGAAGATTGAGCAGGTTTGGAAGTCAGCACATTCGCTCAAGGATTTCTTGAAGGCTGATAACTTCAAGTCCTATGATGAACTCAAGGCGAAGTTGGATAAGGTTCTTGGTGCTGGTGGCGTTGCTGGTGCATCTGCAAAGCGAGTTGATGATGAGGAAGCAGCCGCTCCTGTCATTCGCTCTGCTCCTGCCAAGAAGGTCACTGCTGAGAATGTCAGCGTCGAAGATGACGATATGGCATTCTTCGAGAAACTTGCTGCTGAGTAATTACGATTAGAAAACGGTAGGTGTTTTCGGGGGGACTTCGTGTCCCCCTTTTTTATGCTCTGTAAGAACTGATTGATGCTTCTGGATTCGATGTGAATGGGAATTCTGTTGTAGTCTTTTTTGTCACATCAACAATTTTCTGATTCAATGTGCCAACTGCAGCAACCATTTGATTTTGTACTATATTAACTTGCCCCAAAGCGACTTTAGCCTCAATTGCTGCTTCAACATTTTGTTCTACTTTTGGTTTATCTTCAGCAGAAGGCATAGTAGCAACTGGTGCATTTGTAGTAGAAACAGTGAGTGGTGGTGGTGATGTTCTCACAGTATCGGCAGTAGCGACATTTCGTCTTATGTCACCTGCAGTGCTATTACCCATTTTTGCATATTGAGAAAGCCAAGATTCTTGATATTTTGCGACTGATAGTCCAGGGTTCATTGCTAGTGCTCGAGCATCTATCTTACCTTCAATATTACCAGTGTACCATGCAACTGGAACTTTAGAAACATCGCCGCCTGTAGCAACTAAAATCTCATTCACATACGCAGCTGCAACACGATCTTGAACATCTGGTGGAGCATCGACTGCTCTTTTGTATTGCGTTCCAATACCATACTTTTTTGTCAACCCCTGCCAAGAACTATCCACAAACTGATATGCACCAGAAGCACTAGCCTTACCATACCCCAATGCTTTAGCTCGCGCTTGCGCATCGGCATTTTTCATCACATCTGCTTGATAATTATTACCAGATTCTTTAGTTCTTATTGTTGCTAAAATGGCTTCTATTCCACCTCTAGCCGCACCAGATTGTCCTCTACCACCCGTATAATAACTTAGATCACCAACCGCACCACCCAGATTTGATCTAACGTTAGTGTCTTCTTGTTTTATCGTCATTGCGGTTGGCATATACTGAGAAACTGATGCATTTTCGTGCAATAATTTAAATAAAGCAGTTGCAGTGCTGTTAATACCTTGATTTATAAGGTTATCGTTATCCGCAATGTTCTCGAGATAAAGCTCGACAAGTGTGCCACCAATGCCACCAACAATTCCTCCAGCAAGTGTACCTAAACCTGGAAACATTGATGTGCCTGCGAGTGCGCCAAGTCCTGCTGCAATCGGTGCAATACCAACCGATGATATCAACTTTGAATAACCAGATATCATCTTCTCTTTAAATTCTGGATCTTTTATTTTACCACTTGTTCTTTCAGCAACAAATGTACTCATAGTTGATAGCGTGTATGTTATGTCTGCCACTTTTCCAACTGCAACAACTTTAGTCAATCCTCTTAATATTGGGAGTAGTTTTGACCACTCACTAACCACCTCGCGATTGTATACTCTTTCTGCTCTGGCTTTTACAGCTTTGTCTCTTTCTGCAGCTGTTTGTTGCAATCCAGGTGCATTTAAATCTTTGTTCTGTTGATAAGCTCTGTATAATCTTCGTGAGTTGGCAGCATCTAATGGTGTCTGACCAGTTCGTTGTGCTATTCTGTTGTTTATATCTCTTGATATAGCTCCTTGTTTAATTTTTCCAGCAGTTGAAGATATCATCGACCCAGCCTTTATTCCGATTGCTGTCATAGCAGCTGCGCCACCAGACACTAAAAGTGGATCAGTTGTTTGCGCTAATGACTCTGCATTTTGTATTGCTTGTGGATCAGTAATTACCTCGCCCTTGTCATTATAATATGTTGGGGTGTTTCCTTTGGATCTATCAACAGCTCTTCCGAGTGTCGTCGGGAGGTTATATGCAGCATATCCTGCAAGTGCAGCTGTTCCTATACCGAGCGCAGGAGAAGCGATTGCCATCGCTAATCCAGGATTTGCAAGAATAAAATTCGCGATACTTCCACTATCTTGGTTTGTTTGCGCACCAGCACCAGTTTTCTTTTTTGCCGCAGCACCGCGTGGTCGTACACGAGTTTTCTTTACATTGCTGAGTTCATATAATTGTTTTTCAATTTCTTCGATTTTAGTTTTAACTGTTTTCGATGGTAACATCACTCTTGTAGCAAACCCAGCACTAGAGTTGAAGGACATTTTTCTTTGTCCACGAAAATATCCAAGTTCAGAATATAAATTCATAATCAATTGACTGTTACGCTCTGCAATTGATGTCAAAAGGTTCAATCTGTTATTGATTCGCGCGAATGTAACCTGTGTGTAAACCTTAAACTTCTGATCATTTATTTCTCTCTTACGATCTTCTTCGTCTTGTGCTTTTTGCATTGGAGTTCGTTTTCCATATGCAGTTTGCGCAACCGTTGCCAGAAATTCAGATTTTGTAATTATCCTTACCAAATTGTAAACAGAGAATCGCATAGCCATATCTTCTCGAACCATCATTGAGAATGCCGTTTTTAATGGAACATTCTTTCGTGATTGTATTGTGTAAAGATTAGTTGCTATGCTTGCTAATGACATTATCTTCTCTTATTGCGTTTAATATTTTTAAACATGTTCTTTAAATCGTTTTGAGATTCAACATTCCTTTGTTTAACTTTCTCCGTTTCTTCTCTAACCCAAGAATTTACCATTGAGATATACATATCGCGTTCCCATGGTATCATATTTTCAAGTTCAGTCAAAGTATATTTGTATTGGTGAGTTAGCGTAAACATATTGTTATAGTAACTCTTCAAATTAGCATCACGAAAGGTTAGATAAAAAAATCGTTGAGTCCCTCCAAATGCAACTTGTGTTCGAACTCACACTTACTACATTTTGTGTCAATATCATATTCAATCTTTGGCAATTTTTCAAAAAATGCTGTAATTCTATCAAATTGTTCTTGAGTCAGTGATTCCAAAAACAGAACAAATTCTTCTTTTGGCGATTCATTAACATAGTACATCCCATTTTCATCGAACACATATTCAGTGCAATCATAAATCATATCAAACACTGCATTGTTACTTGGATTTTGAAGCATAAAATCAACGCTCTTAAACGATCGAAGAGTCGGAAACTTCAATTGCAATCCAATTTTATCCGTAACATATACTTTTGTTGGCACATCATCATTAGGTGGCTTAATGTCAAGAACATTAATACCAACTTGCATCACGTTTTTACATTCGACATCAACCTCTACTCCATTTTCATCTGGTTCTTTACCAACCACATTACGGCAAATAAAGGCTGTTTCAACCTTTTCTCCAATTGATCTTGCTCGAATATTCAAGAACAAATACTCAATATCAAAAATTGGGAGTTTATCAATATCAACATCATCAACTAAACAGTTATTGATGACTTGTTTAATCGTCTTATAAATTGATTCTTCATCGCTGCTCTGAAGAGCCATCAATAATAACTTTTCTTCTTTCACCAAGAAAGGTCGAAATTTTACTGGTAGTGGATAAGATAATATCTTCAATTCAAAGATTGGTAAATCTATTTTTGGCAATGGCATATCAAAACCTCATTATGCGTTTACTATTCCTGTACTTGGATCTGCGAAAAAAGTTATTGAACGTTGCGAAGAATATCGCTAAATCTGACTGTTGCATCAGACAAGAATACCTCATAAGACTCATAAAAGAATGTTACTGTCATTTTTTGGAATCCATCATCAGCCCAATTTGAAGGCATCGATGCGAAATTTAATGGGTATGCATTAAATAGTTTTACTGTAAAGGATTTGGATGTAGCCCTACCTGCTATTCCCGCTGCAGTCAAATTTGTAAATTCCTCAAATGTGGAAAACAGTCCTCTGTCTCCTACTGTGTCTTCAAATTGAAAAAGTTGAATTTCACTGCAAACATAATTGTCGAAATACTCATTGTTTGTGCTTGTTGGTGAGATATTCCTAATCCAATCTGAGAAAATTTTATAAATTGGTAATCTGGTATTGTGATAGAATGTCAATGTGACTTCGTTCATATCACGTTGATATGCATTCTTCATCTTAAATCGACCAGGAATACGGTGTTCTGTTGTTGTGAGCGTCTGCCCTGGAAATTCAATTGAATCGCAAAGAAATGTAAATTCTTGACTAGAAATATCTAACTCACCGCTGAGATCAGTAACTTCTGGTAAACTTGGAATTCTAATTGCGAATTTAGAACTTTTGAGCAAGTTCTGATTAAGCATTTTGCTTGGATCATAGATCCGATATGTCGGAGTAGCTGCGCTGACAACAACTTCTTCTATTTCTGGATTTTCAATTTCTGTAGCCATTAACGATTATACACCATCTTTGCTGTTGGAAGAAATATCGCAGTTTCCCAATTATCTGGTTCGATGTATATGAGAGACGACATGATATGATCTGACAAATATCGTTTTACACAGCCCTCGATTAGTTTATATCTTCTAGATTTCGAGAGTAGATCATAGGACAAACGGAAAACGGTCGTGTCGTCATATTTATCGTTGTTTATGAAGTCGTGTAGTCGATCAATGAGAACAAGGCGGCTGTATGGATCAAGATAATGCAGATTCAATCCAAGAAACCCATCGTCGTAGATTTCAATTGGTATTGTTAGCGGAAACTTATCCCACACAGGCAGAGTATCTTTGTATTTTGGATCATAATGAAACATGTACATCTTGCCAATGAATGCTCGAGCCGAAATTCGAGTAGCATCATTCAAGATGTTCGATCTATTTGTCGGAATCCTCATCTTGGAGATTTTACCTCCAAGCCACGCTTTTGCCGCCTCTGTTCTTGGTCGAACACCCGCAGCGTTCATTTCTTTATTTAATTTGTCGAATAGCGATGGCATTAAATTCCTAGATCCTTTTCAGTGATAACTTTAAACGACCAATTTCGGTCTTTACAATATTCAGTAGCCGCTTTCCATTTAGCCTCGTTTATTCCATAAGTTGCAACTTCTTGGATATACTGGCGTGTGATTCTCTTCTTTACTTGCGGTGGAACTGCCTGTTTCAGTGGCTTTACCTCTAAAATCATTGCTTCTTGCACGCCATGTCGATTTTTAACTCGAACGAAGAAGTCTGGGAAGTAACGATGCCACCTTCCATCTATCGGGGATAAATACGGTATAATAATCTCTTCATTTGACCACTCAATAACATTTGGGTCGTCATCAAGGCGCACCATGACTCGGCGTTCCCAGAGACTTCTATACCAGACGCTCGTGGGATCACCTAAATATTTATTGGTATTTTTCGGACTGAATTTACCGCTGTAAGCCATCAAGTATTTATAGGAACATTTAATGTCAACACTGACAGCAGCAGAAATTAATCGGCAATTTGACACAGCAATTGCTAATGCACCAACTCAGGCT